GCCTCTGCCTTTGCCTTTGCAATATCGTCATTTCCCGACGTCATTACGATTGATAATACAGAAAATATGAGACACACAATCATAATATTCACCAGAGCCTTAGCCATAGTATCTTAATGTATACTTAGATTTTATTCCTCTTCGACGCATCCCATGTAAATGTCCCGATCGAGATTTGTACATCCCACTGTATATTTTTCATTTCCTTCATCTTCTTCAAAGTTGGTGAAGTCTGTACCTTCGGGATAGTAAAAACATTTACTTTTTACATTTTTATTATTCTCATTGTCCGCCTCGTTGGTACGATGACCCCATATTGGGTATCCTAGAGTCTTCGCCTGTTGGCGGCAAAACTCTTGAGTGCCATATCCAAATGGGACACCACGGGGATCGTCAATAAAACCAGAATCCAACCTTCCTTTCGCCACACTAATGTCCTCGGGTAGAGGCGGGAAATATTTTTTAAATAAATACGTCTCGACCTTCTCGATCTCGCCAGGACTTAATATCCTGTTATAGAATATCACCTCCTTCACAGCCCAGTCACTAGACTCACCTGATGCGTGCTGTCCCATATTTATAGTGATTTGAGAAGTTGTACCATATACACTGGAATCTGTGACCTGACTCTTTCCAAAAACCCTAAACTTATTAGGTAGATCAGTTCCCTGAATCCATGTGTGATCACCGAAAGAATTATTCTCATCAGTTAACCAATTGCCGTGAAACGCTACACCTGTTCGTATGACTTGACTACTGGAGTTATAATGAAAACCAGATAACCAATTCGAATCAGCACCATCGAAGATACGACCCTTAGTCGAACCATTGAATCGAGCAACCCAGAACATGGTGTAAACGCCACCATCACCCAGAACCTCGACGGGGAACTTTAAACCCGCCCCAGTACCACCATATACATATGTATCCGTCTTCTTGATATCACCTTTTCTCGTAGTCACATCATTGCCTTCACCCGATATATCACCCCATTTTCGTGTAGCTTCATCAAATGAATCTGTGGTATATCTACCCGAAAGATTGGGGATGTCTGTGGGGAATGCACTCGCATCTGGTGCCGCTGGTGCTGCCGCTTCATCATCCTCATCTTCATCCTCATCTTCATCCTCATCTTCATCCTCATCTTCATCCTCCTTCTTTATGAACTGGTCGAGGTATCCCATATAGTACGCAACACCCAAACCTGCTGAACTCATGAGTAGTAAAAGAATTAATAAGACCATACCACCAGATCCAGGGTCTCGTCTCATTTAGTATTGTTATACATTTTTTTTCGTCGACTATATTAAATGTATAGACCTATCACAACAGTTCTCATCGAATCTCTTGTCATTGGTATCATGAATTTTGTACTCATCATGGGGTTGAATAGACTTGGTGTTCCTTTGGTTCCCCTGATTGCTGGTGCCCTCATTCACATCATCTTCGAATACACTGGTGGTAACAAGTGGTGGTGCACACAAACTTATAAAATCTGAATATCTTCAATTTGGTTCTCTAAATCACTAATCTCATCTTCCAACTCACTTCGAACACCCTGAGTAAGTATATTTTGCCTCTCAATATACCCCTTGTAAAATGCTCGTTCATCGGTAATTCGTACACCCTTTGCACGAAGATTTTCCATCGTATAGCTCCTCAACCTAAATCCAAGTTGTTGTGCCCTCTCTTTCACCGCATCACGTTTCACAACCTCTGTGATGTTCTTTCGAATTTTTAAAAGTTTTAATTGTTTTCGTTTCATCTTGATCTGCTCTTCCATGTAAATCATAGCAGCCTGATTCTCTGCCCACTGATCGTATTCGTTCATTTCTTCTGGACTATCGTCGATGTCAATGGGAATCACAGGCATAAAAGGGGCTGGTATCCGCTGATCAACTCTTGGGGGATCCATATCACGAATATTCTTATGAATGTTCTTAATGTTGTCACACATCTTCAAGTAACTCCCCTCTGGAATTGACTTGGAGATGAGGTCGAGCTGTTCCATAAGTTGGCTGAGGTCTTCCATCTTTTTTACGAAATATTTTACAAATGTACACTTAGGTTTTGATTTTTTTGATTATACTACCAATAATATACAAGACTGGTGGAACTGACACACTCGTCATCATATTCCACAAAGCGGTCGTCATATCACCCCGAATCACTTTAGAAATCGTATCTTCCATTAATTGATCAACAAATACATCGATTGGTCTAATAATCACGGGAATAAGAAGTATCCCAATGAAAGTTGGTAAAAAATCATTATCAATCGGAATGAAAAAATCAATAACATTCACAGCGAGTTTAATTACTCCACCTGGCCATATAATTGATGCAAGTAACTGCCATACCAATGTTTCGGTCGAAGCTCTCATAGTTTCTTCAAACCTCTCACCTCTAGGGGTGGAATCATAAGCTCTTTGACCCTTATCCAACGTATCGAAGATTACGTATGTAGCTGCCACACAATATGATGCTGGGAGACCCCAATCGGGTAAGTAGTCTTCGAGGGCTTCACCAACTTCATTCGCATACCCCATATATCGTATGGATGTTTCACGGTATGGATCGAAGCGCCTCCGAGTTCGCAGTACCCTCCTATACACTTTAGGCGGGACTCGAAGCCGACTGACGACATTCATCCTTGAACTCCATATATTCAAAACTTTATATGTTATCTAAACGATCATCCGCTTGCTCTAACCATTGTATTCTCTTCTCGATTGACTGCCTGTATTTTTCTCTGAAATCATTTTCAACGTCGATAAATGCTTTACACATCGAATTAAGCTGTTTCTTAGAAAAACCTCCCTCAACATCATCTATATCCAAACCATGAATTTGGCAATAGTGACGAAGGACTCTTTCCTTAATACTTTTAGTTACACGTCGGATTGGACGACTCTCAGATAATTCCTTTTCCAAGTATGTCAGTTGACCATGTAAAAAGTCACTATCAATGTTCAAAGCCTTATCGAAATAGTGGTCGTGAAAGTATTGTAATGTTTCCTGAGACGGACCTATCGGAAGTATCCCAAAGTTTTCGTAATCGAAAAAATATACAGGATCCGCTCGTTGATTGTATGAACGCATAAGGTTATTGCATATTTCAAGATAGTCCCCCTCGGGAAGTTTGTCAGAATGTTTATCTAGTAATTGCATAGCCCTAACAAGATTATTCATACTTACATATTACTGATTTTAATTTGTCTAAGTAACTTAACGAATGTATGACAAATCCGAATGCCAGACGGGAATCGTACATATAGGATATGGCAATTTCCATCGAGCACATCAGGCCATGTACATCGATGAATACATGGAAAAGACTGGTGACCTCCGTTGGGGTATCGTCGCCGTCAATCTCAGGAATGAAGGGTTCCGTGAGATTGATGACTACATCGTCAAAACCCCCACCAAATATACAAGAGTGAGGTCTCACCTCGATTACATAGATTGGACCAAGAACCGAACCATCGCTAAGCATATGCTCACATTACCCAGTGTGCACCTCATAACAATCACCGTTACAGAGAGTGGGTATACACCAGGCTCCCCACTATTCGAGTACCTAGCATGTGGTCTCCGTAATCGCAGGAATCCCATAACCATTCTATGCTGTGACAATATACATCAAAATGGGGTCGTTCTCGAAACACAGTTCTTAGCGTACCTGTATCAAACAAATCAACATGAACTTGCCGATTGGATTCGAGAAAATGTAAAGTTTCCGTCTTGTATGGTCGATCGCATAACACCTCGTACAACCGATACACTTCGCAATGAAATCGAGGATGTGTTTCCAGGATTTGGATACAATGCGGTTCAAACTGAAGAATATACCCAATGGGTCATTGAAGATAAATTCGCATCAGACTTTCCAGATCTCACACAAGTCGGTGTTGTCATCACGAAAGATATCGAACCCTACGAAGAAACAAAGATCAGAATTCTTAATGGTGGTCATACATCACTCGCATATCTGGGTGCTCTAGCTGGATACAGCACCTTTGATGAAGTCATGAATGATGAATCATGTCGTAACCACTTCAAAGAACTTCAGAAACAAGAAATTGGACCATCAATCGATATCGAGTTACCATTTGATATTTATGAATATATTGACAAAGTTGAGGAAAGATTTTCAAGCTCCACGAACGTCGATGATCTAGATAGAATCTGTATGGATGGATTCACCAAGTTTCACACATTCGTCGTACCTTCTCTACGAAAGTGTCTCGAACAAGGGAAGCGACCCATACACATTTATAAAAGTATTGCGGCGTGGTATATATATTCTAAACGATTCGCACGAGGTTGTAAAAGAATACGATACAATGAACCAAATTGGAACCTACTCGAACCTCTTTTACGGGATGGAGCTGTAGATGCATTTGTTACGAATGAAAGACTTTGGGGTGATATCCCGAGAAACTATATAACATTCTCCAGAGATCTAAAATCTATACTACTTTCACAAACATACGAACGAGAGATTGATCTACTCATGGATGAGTGAATCATGTTCCGCCCATAGTTGTGTATAAAATTCGTATAATTTGCGATAGGTGGCTTCGGGAAGATTGTGTTTCGTTCTATCGACGATGAATTCGTCACGGAAATTTCTGATAAGTGTATCCATTTTTATTGTACTCGCATTAAATCTCTATATACTAAGTAGGTATGGATCATCTAAACAAGATCATGGTGATTCTTGACGATGACAAATTGTTTCCAACACGAACAGAGTGGGCGTACATTGAAATTTGTAACGAACTCAAAATGATTCATCTCAAATTAAAAGAACTTCAGGGAAAAGTCGTGAGCACAGCTACACTCGACCCGTCAGCACCTCCCTGCCATAATATCTAAAATCTCGTTGAGCAATTCCACCTTGACGAATAAACCACATCAATTCGTCGTATCCACGGGTATTTGTAAGTTCATACCAAAATGAACTACATGCTTCTTTGATAGTATTGTACACTCCCAAATTTACCTGATCATCGGGATCTTTCTGGTGTTCAATGTATGCATCCCTAAGCGCATCTGTAGTAACAATCCATTTGTGGCATTTATTAAGAACCTCCCCTGTCATGATGAAGTCCTCACTCACGACATCTGGAGTCACTGTAATGACGTTTTGCTTTTCATGTATTTCTTTCATACATTCACACATCCTGATATAGTCTCCCTCGGGTATTCGGTTAGAGTTTTCATCTATGAGGCTCATGAGTTCTTGCATTTTTACTTAGAATTACAAAGTTTGTGCTAATACTTAGGCGCTCGGCTCCGACCATTCTCTATGAAGCTCCTCCATAAACTCTGCTTGTTCATGGGGTGTCATTTGAGTAGGTTCGTAGGTGGGCATTTGCATGGGTTCATTTTGATCCAAGAGAAAACGGGGTGGTTTCACTTTCTCGTGAATGTATTTGATGATGTTACAAATTTCAATGTAGTCTCCCTCGGGGATCGTGTTCGCATTCTTGTCGACGAGATCAAGGAGTTTATGAAATTGATCCATGATTACATACTTATTACATATGTTCTATGCTACTTAGGTGCATAGAAGATTTGGAATTCTTCTTGTATCGCTTCTCAAACTCTTCATACTCATCAAATAGGTGTGTGATATCATCATCCATGTAAAGGGACATTCGAATTCTATCACTCAACTGAATAATCTTAAACGAAGCATCTGTGGTGGTATCTTTTTTCAATACGAAGGACAAAAGTCGTTTGCACTTCGTAAGGAGAACTTCAAGATTTTCACGACGTTCTCGAGATCTTGGTCTCGGCATCTCAATATACCTCTTCTCACCACAATCATTCGTAGTCTCGATAGTTGTATAATTAATCAATTTCTCTGTGAGATTAGTTGACTTCCGAACAGGTCTCGGGGTAAAGAAATCGGTAAGCGAGTGTAAGAAATGTTGCATTTTTTTGGTGTTGGAGGAGGTTCGATTGGTTGGGTGCAGTAAAGCACTTCTTCCCAAATAAGTCGTTGGACGTCGGAGCAAAGAGAAGATGTCGCCTGACAGAATGCGATTCGAAAGTCGTCAGTCGTCACAGGAATGAAGTATTCTTTCATTCTTCGTGAATTTCACCTTCCTCGAGAGTACTTAGGTTTCGTTCGAGCCTCATTTGCTCCAATTGAACGTCGAGGTACACTCGAATTGGGGCATCCCAAACAGCCATCTTAACCCACTTATACGTCGAACGGGCGTAATATGAACCCATGGAAATCATAGTATTGTAGATGGCTACGAAGAGCATTTTATGATACTATGGTTTCTTCTTTTTATACGAGTTTAATAATTTTATAAAATCCCAAATACCATACATGGCGAGTGCACCTGTAAACATGATAGTGTTTCGGGCGATTGGTGGAATCATGTATTTACAATAAGCATCCTTGCTCTATATTCTTTGTTTCGTCGACGCAAGTTGTGACCCAACCAGTTCCATCGCTAACACGGTTACCTGTAGTTGTGTAAGCCCTGCATGGTTTGGTCATTATGGTGTTTCCAGCTTCATCCATATCCTCAGAGGGTTCCGAAGCCTTGTAAGCCACAGCTAAAAGACTGTCCCGATCCACACCTTCACCTAAATCGACGTCTGGTAACGCTTCCAAACACCCTTTGATGTTTGTTTTTGGTTTATCTTCATCATCGACGGCAATTTCGAAGGCAGTGAAATTTTCTTCGCCGAAGTTACCAGTTAAGATGTAACTAGAAACACCAGCATCTTCGGGAGCAACGAGACCCGTGGTAAGTATAGTAGCCACACTCTTGTCACTTGTCATGGCACCATCAGCTTTGTACCCAAAGAACGTCTGTACATCATCTTTGTCCATATAAGACATCGCATATTCATCACCGATCGATGTGAATTTAATCTTGTAAGGTTTGAGAGATTTGGGTGTGGTGGTAGGTATTTTTTGCATCAGTTTAAAACCACCGTTATCATACTTCATGTATTTTTTGAGCATCTTGGCAAACAAATAGTATGTATCAGCCTCACCCTCAACCGCCTCTAGAGTGATCACCATTTTTGACGTACGAGCTCCAGTTGTGTCAAGTTCGAATTTTTTGGTAGCATTCGAATCGGGGACGATCACACCTGTCGTCTCGGTACCTTTGACAACAATATATTTATCACCAGCGAGGGGGTGAGTACCAGCTGCTGGTGGCATGTCCGCATCCGCATCCGCATCCGCATCCGCATCCGCATCCGCATCCGCATCCGCCGCTGCCGATGCCTCAGCCGCAGCTGTCATCGCCGCAAGCCTTGCAGCCTCGGCCTCGGCCTCAGCCTCAGCTAAGGTGGCGGCCTGGTTGTTCATGTACCAAAATGCAACACCTGCGGCCACTACGATTAAAAGAACAATAAGAATAATCGTGGTCGTATCCATAATTATATTATATCAACTTTTTTTTTCGTCAAATATATTAGAATGTCCCTGGACGATATACCAAAAAAAGTTCAATATGTTATTTTAGATTCGACATTTGTAAATGGAACGAATAATACTTTTTCACTCGATCTCACACTGGAATCTAATACACATGTTGAGGATATGGGTAGAGTGATGGGCATTAAAATGGTCGACTTCTACGTGACACAAGTTGGTGGAAATAGTTCCAACCTGAATACGGACATCGCAAAGTACGTGGATATTGTCTGTCCTGACATACCAAAGGTGGCGCAAATCCTTGATGAACGACACGGACAAATATTAGCTCGTGTTCCCCTGGAACGCCATTTCACAGGGAGTGATGGGATTGTTCTTCGTGATAAACAATGGAAAAGTTTTCATCGACAGACAAATTTTTTTAATCCCATTTCGATAAAAAAATTAAATTTCGAAATATTTGAACAACAAGATGATGGAGATTATCTTCCCCTCCAACCTGATGCAAAGTGGTACATGGTCCTGGAGATTACGACTGTGAACGTTAAGGAAAAGCCAAAAGATCGAGAACTTCAAATTCTTCAAGCACTTGAAAAACTTTTGAAAAAAATTGATACACTCAATCAAAATGTTCAAAAACTTCCTGATAAACCTCCAGAACAAAACCCTAAAAAATTTTCATTTGGTCTTTTGGTCGCTATTTTAGCATCTCTTTTAGGGGGTTTTATATGGTGGGTCAATAAAAGTTCTGCGTAAAATATATGGGAGGTAAAAAGGGTCGTCGCCTAAAATTTTCACTCTCATCATCGTATGATACTGACTATTTCGAGGAAGAAATGGAACTCGAGGAAGTGAATCCAACCGTGATTCCAAAGAGTGATAATCAGAGAGAATATAACCGAGTGTTATACAGTATCAACAAACCCATGGTATTCGCTGTAGGACCAGCGGGAACGGGGAAGACGATGCTAGCGTGCTGTGCGGCGATACAAGGATATAACGACCGAACGTACAAAAGGATTGTGATGACTCGACCCGTCGTATCCGTCGAGGAAGATATTGGGTTTCTCCCTGGAACGTTAGAAGAAAAGATGGATCCATGGACACGACCCATTATGGACATATTTGGAGAATACTACAATCAAAGTGACATTCAATACATGATAAAAGAAAAGATTATCGAAATTTGTCCTTTAGCGTATATGCGTGGTAGGACATTTAAAGATGCTTTCATCATTGCCGATGAAATGCAAAACTCAACTCCAAATCAAATGAAAATGCTTCTCACACGCATAGGTGAAGGTACAAAAATGGTCGTCACGGGTGACCTCAAACAGCATGACAGAAAATATGAAGAAAATGGACTCAAGGATATATGCGACCGAATTAGGGGTAAACAATATAAACGCATCGAATATATCCAATTTGAATTCAAAGATATCGAGAGAAG